CGACGTGAGCGAACAAGCGACGCTCACCATGGCCGATGCTGGCGCCGCTGCGCCGACGCAAGCAATGGATAACGTCGGCGCGCTCGGCACTGCGCATCAAGTCTTGCCCGATCGCGGCATCCACGTCGCCGGCGGTGTCAGCGGTGCGGCCAATGTCGGCTATCAAGCGATTAGCTTGTGGCAAACGTGGAGCACCGCAATTCGGCTCGTGTGGCCGGCGGGCTTCGCCGTGACGATGACCGGCGCAGTGCAAGGGCTCGAAGACATCACTTGGTGAGCTTTCGCGGTTGCCATAAGTGAACCCCGCGGCCACAAGCCGCGGGGCTTTTCGAAAGGGGGCCACCAATGTTGCAACTCGGTTTGTTGATTGCCGCGCTCGTGTTGCTGATCTTGTCGGCCGTGGGTGTCAACCACCCGCGAGCGAACTTGCTGGCCACTGGCCTAGCGTGCTTCGTCGGCGCTTTCATTGCCGGCCGCTATTCGGTGTGATGCCATGACGAACGCACCAAAACCCAACGCCGCACCGGCGCCCTTCGCAAGCATCTTCCCCGGCGACGACGTGCTCTATATCTCCGACGAACGTGTGGCCGCTTCGTATCACGGGCTCGTCGGCGATTACGTGACGGTCAAAGACCCCGCCGAACGCGCGTGGCTCGTGGCGAATGAGTGGGCCTACGATCGCACGAGCCCGGCGCTACCGGCCGCCTACCATCACGGCAACAACGGCGCGTGGACGGGTTACCCGCCACCGGCGCCGACACCGGCGCCGACACCGACACCGCCGCCACCGCCAGCGGTGCGCAAGACGACGGCAAAGGCATCCGACGCACCGCCACCGAAGGCGGTATGACTGCGCTTGGCTCGCTCCGCTCGTGGTTCGGCCCCGGAGGGCTCGGCTTCACGTTCGGCAATCGCCAACCACAACTCGGCGCGCTCTTCTCCCAATGGGGCTATGACCGCACGCTAGGCGGTTGTCTTCACGAGTTCGATGCACTCGACGGCACGGGTTGGCAGCGCAACCTAGCGGCGATCGGCGGCGAAGGCGTGCCGGTTATCGCCGCCATTCACCAGCTACACCGATCGGCGTTCGCGCAATTGCGGCCACACCACAAGAGCGCGAACCTTGACACCGGCGCCATTGACGAAGTGCACACGAGCGCCGCGTCTCGCGTGCTCGTGCGGCCCAACGCATACGAATCCGGCGCCGATTTGTTCGGCCGCATCGTTGACGATTGGCTAGACGGCGAAGCGCTCGTGGTCGCGATTCGCAACGACCGGCAGGAAATCGCCGAGTTGCACTTAGCGCCGGCCGGGCAATGGACGCCGCGCATTGACCCGGAAACGCGCACGGTTTTCTATTTGATTGCTGACGAACCGGAAGCGCTTTTCCGCCCGTTTTCGCTCGTGAACGTCGAAAACGGGGCTATTCGCGTTCTCCCGGCGTCGAGCGTGATGCATTTGCGGTGGTGCACGCCGCGCCATCCGCTGATCGGTGAATCGGCGCTCGCGGCGGCCGGGCTGGCGGCCGGCGTCAATGTCGCGCTATCCCGGTCGCAACTCGTCTTTGTGCAGCAAATGCGCCGCCCGTCGTCGGTGCTTTCCACCGACGAAAAGCTAGACAAAGGGCAAATGCAAACCCTGCGCGAGCGCTTCGACGAGCAAGCGAAGGGGTTTGCAACCGGCGGGCTTCCGATTCTCGGATGGGGCTTGAAGTTGTCTAGCTCGAATCTGGCGGCGATCGACGCAAGCGTGGTTGCATCGCTGCGCTACTCAAACGAAGACATTGCGCGTTGCGTGCTCGTGGCCCCGCCACTGTACGGCGACGTAACCAGTGGCGGCGTGACGGACACCGAAGCGCTTATTAACCACTGGCTATCCGTGTCGCTCGGCGGCCTGATCGAGCGATTCGAACGCGCATTAGAGCGGCTCTTCGGCATGGACGGGCGGCGCGACTATATCGACCTATCGGTGGAAGCGCTCTTACGCACGTCGCTTGCGGCGCATGCGGAAGCGCTTTCTAAGCTCGTGCAAGGCGGCGTCCTCAAGCCGAACGAAGCGCGTAAGCAAGTCGGCGAAGGGCCGGCAGGCGGCGGGGATCAACTGCTAGTGCAGCGGCAAATGATCCCGCTTGAACTCACCGAGCAACTAGCCGCCGCCGAGCTTGAAAAGCTCACCGCCCCGCCGCCGCCCCCTCCGGCGCCGCCGGCCACACCACCGGCCGATGACGACGGCGGCCCGCCACCGCCGGCGCCGCCGTCCGGGCCGAGCGACGCGGAGCGCGAAGAGACCGCGCGCGCACTTGCTCTTGAATACATCGCAAGGGCCATGCAATGACGAACGGCACCCCGGAAATGCACGGCTTTGGTCGCGCGATGGAACATGGCTTCGCACTGCTCCGCGGACGGCTCGACACCACCGCGGCCGACTTGCTCGCGCGGTGCGAGGCGACGCTAGCGCAATTGCGCGCCGTCGAATGCAGCGCGGTGGAACTCCGCGCGCGGCTCGCGGAGCACGAGCGCGCCGCCGGCGAAGCGCGAGCGCAAGCCGACGCCATCGCGCGCGGACTTATCACCGGCTTTCGCACCGATGGCCCCGAGCTTGTTTTGACGTTGGCCAACGGCACCGAACTTCGGGCCACCCCGCCGCGCCCCGATCCCGACGCCATCGCAATTCACGTCGTCGAAAAGCATCTCGGCACCCTGCGCGGCGACCCCGGCGAAAACGGCGCGCAAGGGGAAAAGGGCGAGCGCGGGCCGCGCGGCGAACGCGGCGAGCGTGGCGAACCCGGCGCCCCCGGCGCCCCGTGCGATCCGTGGCTGGCCGGCGTCTATCGCGCCGGCGTCCGCGTCTCGCATTTCATGGGCCGCACTTACGAAGCCGTGGCCGACACCGCCGACGAGCCCGGCGATTCGCCGCACTGGAAGCGCATAGGCACCGCCGGGCTTCGCAACATCGGCGGGCGCGATCCCGCCGAGCCCGGCGACTTGCACATGCGCGAGGGCGGAACCTTTATGTTCGATGGCGCGCGCTCGTGGCTCGTGGCGGCGCGCGGCTACACCGCCGGCGATGCGGCGCGCGAATTGAAGCCGATTCGCAGCGGCTTGCGCGAACTCGCGGCGAACGCCACCGACGCCGCACAACACGTGTCAACCGTCGCGGAGCTTGCGCGCACTGCCGATGCACACGCGCGCGAAGCGGTGGAATGGATCAACGAGCACGCGCCGGGCTTGCTCGCGCTCGTGCGAAAGAAAGCCGTGTGAAAGTGCTAGCCGCCGCATTCGTCGCCGTCGTCACCGTTGTGCTCGCGATCGCCGGGTGCGCACTCCATGTCGCGCGGAAGTGCGACATAGATGCGCGCTCCGAGCGCGCGCGGTGCGAACGTGATTCCGCCTTCACGATCACGCCGCCGGAATGGTTTCTGGGGGAACACCCATGACGGCGCGCACGCTTTGGAAGCAAACCGAAGTCGATTACGTGACGCTCGCGGCGGCCATGCTCGACGATATGAAAGCGCAAAGCCGCGTCTATCACACCCGTGACGATGCGATTTTGCAGCGGCACCTAGCGTGGGCGCTTTCCACCGTCGAGCGCCGCGCGAACATCAATCTGCACGCGGCCACGTACCGGAGCGCCGGCGCAGTGGCCACCGCTTGCTATGGGCACTGCTGGTGCCCTATGGCCGGCACGTTCGGCTATCGCTTGCCATTCAACAACGTTCGCGCACTGCGCTTGTTCGATGCCGAAGACGTAGACATAACGGGCGCATGGGCGATTGTGCAAGAGCGCTTCGGATCAAACGCCGAAGCGTATGCGGTCAATCCGAACGGCGCTAGCGCCGCCGGCGGCGCCGTGATCGAGCTAGACGTAGGCGTAGACGACGTGGCCGCGCTTGATCCCGCAGTGGTGCAAGCCGTGCAGCGTATCGCCGCGTCCGCCTACGAACACCGCGAAGCCATTTCGCCATTGACCGATGGCGGCTTCGATGCCGAGCTAATGCAAATCTGGCGGCCCACTGTATGAAAGCCGGCCGCCTTCGCCACGCAATGCGCATTGAAAGGCCAGCCACCGCGGCGGTTGATGGCTTCGTGGGTGTCGTCAAGCCCGCGTGGGTGACTGTGACCGGCTTGGAAGTCGTGCCCGCGTCAATCGACCCGATCGGCTCGCGTGAGTTTTTCGGCGCCGACCGTGAGTTGTCCGGGATCACTCACCGGATCACGTTGCGCGAAACGCCCGGTGTTCAGATTGAAGCCGATTGGCGCGGCGTTGATCTGGATACCGGATGGATTTATGACTTTCGGACCCCGTTGCCATCGCACAACCGCGCCGAGCTTGTGTTGATGGCGTCTAGCGGCTCGGCACAACCCTAGCGAGGGAAGCAACATGGCAAAAATCCGCAGCGATGCGCACCTGTACCTGACCCAAACCGGCGATGCCGCGCCGACCGCGGCGCCGATCACTTCGATTAGCGCGGCCAATCCCGCGGTGCTCACGTTGACCGCGCCGGAGCCGACGCCGGCGCCAGTGGTCGGCGATTACATGCTGATCGAAGACACCGGCAACGCGGCATATGACGGCAAAGCGTTCAAGATCACCGCATACAACAGCGGCACGCGCGCGGCAACGCTTGAATTCGATAGCACCGACGCCGGTGCGGTTGGCGCGGTTGGCACCGCGGCGACCTTCCATCCGACCGATAGCGGCGACGGCTTGCTAGAAGCGTGCATGGCAACAATCACGATCAACGGGCAAGCGCCGGACGCGCTGAATCTGGACGATATGTGCTCAAGCACCACGGTGCTTGGCGCACCGAAGCCACCGACGTTCACGTTTACCGGATGGGTGGACAAGGAAAGCGAGGGCTTCGGCAATCTCATCCAAGCGTCATTGGAGTCGCCAAAGACGGAGCGCTATGCACTGATCGACTTTGGCCCGGACGGCGGCTACATCTTCGGCCCCGTCGAAATCGGCGAAGTGTCGGTGACTGCTGGCGTCAATGCTGGCTTGGCTTTCTCGGGCTCGGGCGTGTTCACGGAAATGCCGACCTACTCATGGGCGCTCTAACATGGCGTTCGAACTTCAACGCAAGCCGATGCCCGCTCGGCTTGCCGAAGCGTTCGAAGGGGCAACCGCCGAGTTGCGCGAACTCGATTACGGCGAGTTGACCGAAGCAATGCAAGCCGGCGGCACGCAAAAGCGCGCCACCGAGTCATTGCTAGGCGCGTCGCTGCACGTGGACGGCGGCCCCGTCGGGCTTGAGCGCGTCTTGCGTGCGCCCGGCCGATTCGCCGGCGCAATCAGCGACGCCGTAGCCGAAGTGATCCGCTTGCACGGGCTCGTGCGTGCTGACGCCGACGCGGAGCCCGAGCAAGCCACGCAAGACGAAGCGGCCACCGCCCCAAAACACTAACGCCGGAACATCGCGTGTTGTTTTTTATCGCCGAGCGCTTGCACTTGTCGGTTACCGCCGTCGAGCGCATGAGCCCGCGCGAAGTGTTCGGGTGGCTCGCATGGTTCGGCCAAGCGGCGAAGGCACCGGCGATCGCTGCGCCACCCGATGACGCGGTGAACGTGCGCGAGCTTTCGCAAGCCGAGTTACGCCGGATGTTCCCGGCGCGGAAGGCGCGCAAGTGATAAGCGAGCGCGAAGTTTCGCAAGCGCTCGCGGCCGGGCTGGCCGGCGTGGCCGCGTTCCGATGGGGATGGCATGCGATGGAATCGGCGTGGACGCCGCCGGCGCTGCCTGTGGTCACGCTCACGCGGCTTTCGTCCGATGTTGAATCGGTGGCCGATATGTGCCGCGGCGACAACATCGTGGGCGCAACCACGCTTGAAACGCACGCATGGGCCGCTGGCTACGAAGACGCGCGCTTGCTGCAAGACCAAGTGCGCGCCGTCGTGGTCGGCACCGGTTGGAATCTCACCGGCGAGCAAGACGCCTACGATGCCGTCTTTCGCGCGTGGCGGATTTCGGCGCAATGGGTGAACGTCGGCCCGCTAGCGGCGTCGTGATGCCATGGCGATTCCACTGGCGCCGCCGCTTGTCGTGCCGAAGACGCGCACCCGCGTCGTGAGCGGCGAAGCATTCACACAAGAGCGGTTCCACGTTGACTTGCAAAAGCAGGGCACTGCCGACGTGCAATGGCTGTTGCGCAGCATCGCCGCCGCTGACACCGCCGAGCAAATCAACATTGGCAACCCGCCGTCTTCGATCATTGTTGACAACCGCCCAACGCGGCAATTCGATGCCGCGCAACGGAACATCGTTGTCTTCTTCGGCGCCAAGTTCGCATCGGCGGCAATGCGCGCGATCGAGCAAGAGTTGCGCGCCAACATCGATCGCGTTACCGATCAACGCACCGGCCGGCTTCGCAATGTCACCGCGGCGTGGCGGTGGCGGCTCGTGATCCCCGGCAAGGGCTCGCGCATCGTCACGAGCGCAACCGAGTTGCCGCCATTCGTGCGCGGCATGGTGCTAGTCCTAGAGCCGTTCGAAGTGCCCTACGCGACGCTCGCGAACATGCGCGTTCGCGGCTCCGGCACGCTGACCACGCGCAAGACGAAGCGCAAGCCGGCGCGTTCGCTCGGCTTTCTCGGTGCCACGGTGCGCGCGCTGCGCTCGCGCGCGGAGTTCCGGCAATTCGCAATCACGGTTGTGTTTTCGAAGCGCTATAGCGTGCCCGGCGAGCTATCCACACGGCAAGGCACCGGGCAAATCGTGGTGCAACTCAAGCGGCGGTGAATCATGGCCGATACGTTAGAGCGCATCTACAAACTGACGGTGGACGGCGGCGAAGCCGTGCGCCAGCTACAACGGGTCGCGAACTCCACGCAGGGTGTCGAAGAAAAAATGGCGAAGGCGGGGAAGGCCATTCGCAACTTTGCCGGCGGTATCGGGCTCGCGTTCACGGCGCGCGAAATCATCTCGGGCATTCAAGGCGTAATCGACGCCATGGACGAAGCCGTAAAGGCATCGCAACGGCTCGGCATCTCGGTTGAATCCCTGCAAGAGTGGCAATTCGCGTTGCGGCTCAGTGGCGTTGACGCCGGCACGTTCGCGACGGCGGTTGGCAAAGTCGCGCAAGGCATCCAAGACATTGACGCCGGCGAAATCAACAAGACAACGCAAGCGTTGCGCGCGTTCGGCGTCACCGCCAAAGACACGAGCGACCAAGCGCTAGAAAAGTTGATCGATGGGTTTTCGCGCATGAGCGATGGCCCGTTAAAAACGGCGCTTGCGCTCGACGTGTTCGGCAAGGCGGGTAAAGAGTTGATCCCGCTAATGAACTCCGGCGCCGCCGGCATCGCGGCGATGCGTCGTGAACTCGGCTTGCTGCAAGGGACGTTCACCGCCGAAGACGCGAAGCGCGCCGAAGAGTTCAACGACAACATGGAAAAAATCAAAACCGCAGCGGCGGGCACCGGCCGCGCAATCGCGTCAACGATCCTGCCCGAGCTTGTCAATCTGACGGGCGCGCTCGTCGAAAACATCAAGCAACTAGGTTTCTGGGCCGGCACGGTGCAAACCATCATGCAAAGCGCGAGCGGCGAACTCGGGTCCGCCGAAGAGCGCTTGCAAGTCTTGTTGAAGCGCCGCGACGAAGTGCAGACCAAGACGCTAGGCGGCTTTAATGTCCTAGCGCAACTCAACTTGAATAGCATTAACGCGCAAATAGAAGTCTTGCGCGAGCAAGCGCGCGTCGAGCGCGAGCAAGCCGCCGACAAAGCCAAGTTTGCGCGGCAAGCGGCGCGCTTCGCTGACGAAGCGATCGCCAAAGCGAAGGCACAAGCCGACGCCGAAGCCGCAGCGGCGGCGAGGAAAAAACTTGTTGACGACTTGATTACGAAGTCCCACGAATCGATCGGCGAAGCGCGCGCGAAAGAGGCGCGGCAATTTATCGAAGCGCAAGAGCGCATGCAAGACGCGATCCGCAAGACGGCGGAAGCCGCGGTGAGCGCATCCGAATTGCAGCGTACAAACCTCAGCGTCACCGCCGGATTGAATCAAGCCGACAAAGAGCGGCTAGAAGTGCAAATGGACTTGGCCAAGCAAGCCGACGAATTCGACAAGAAACGCAAACAAGAAATTTTGACGCGCGAAGAGCTAGCGCGTATGGCGGTGCTCGGCACCGACAAAGAGCGCGCCTTCGCGAACGCGCAACTCGAAGCCATGAAAGCCACCGAGGAAAACACGAAAGCGCTTGAGAAGCAACGCACGGAAATGGACGTGCTGACCGAGGGGGCGCAAGCATTCTTCGACAACTTGGGGCGCGGCGCCGCCGATGCGTCGGAGCTTTTCAAGCGCGCTATTCAATCGATCATTGCGAACCTGCTTCAACTGTGGGCGAAAAAATACATTATCGAAGCGCTTTCGGGCATGTTCGGTGGCGGCTCTTCGCAACCGTTTATGGGTGGCGGCGGCATCGCCGCGCCGTTCGCCGCCGCCGCCCCGCCGGCGAGTGTCGCCACGCCGCAAACGCGCACCGGCGTCGGCGCGATGCCGATGGCCGCTGGCGTCGCGCCGCCGATGCCGTTGCCGGTGTCCGGCTTGGTGCCACTGCCCACGCCGAGCGTGCAGCAAGGGGCATCGAATCAAATGCAAGTCCACGTGCACAACAACAACGGTTCGCAAGTCAGCGTCGAGACGAGCGAAGACGGCGCGCGCATTGACGTAATCATCGATCGCACGCGGCGCGCGCTCGCGCAAGACGTGCGCACCGGTGGTTCCCTCTTCTCTGGTGCGCTTGAATCAACGTATGCGCTAGGACGCGCGCGGGCTTGACGTGCCGACCCCGCAATATCTCACCCCGGCACAACGGGTGCTCGCGTCGGCGCCGAATCTGGCGGCGCCACTGTGGGGCATGACGCTAACGCACCCGATGTTCACGCCGGCTGACCATTCATTCTGGCTCGTCAATCGCCCGTACGCCATCACCGCCACATTGGAAGACGACAGCGAGCAAGACTACGAAGCGGCGTATTTTGAATTGAAGTTGCCGCGCCTCGACAACGCCGGCCAGCAAGACGCGCAAATCAGTTTGCAAAATGTGGATCGCATCATCGTCGATCAATTGGAGCTTGCGAACACGCAACCCGAAGAGCGCATCCAAGTCGTCTTGCGGCTCTTCGTCGAAGACGACTTGGCGGCCGGGCCGCAGAATGTGCCGCTTCAACTTTCGTTTTCCGCCGTCAACGCGACGAACGCCGCCGTCGTCGGCGTGGCCGGGCGGCCGGACACCCTGAACCGCGCTTTCCCCGCGTTCGTCTATCGCGTCACCGAATGGCCGGGGCTGGATCGATGACGCCGCCGCTTGATATCGCTGACGTGCAAGACTTGATCGGCAAGCCGTACCGGCCGGGCGCGCGCGGCCCGCACGAGTTCGATTGTTGGGGCTTGTGCGCCGAAGTCTACCGGCGTCGCGGCATCGCGCTGCCAGACTACGAAGCGCGCGGCTTGAGTCACGCGCAAACGCTCGCGCTCGTGCAGGGGCACGCGACGAACCACGCCGAATGGATCGACAAGCCCGAGCCGTGGTGCTTCGTCTTCGACGCAACGCATGGACACCTAGGGTTGTATTGGGGCGGCTCGGTGTTGCACTGTGCCCGCATGGTCGGCGTGATCTGGCAACGGCTCGCGCAATTCTTAGTCATCTATCCGCACGCACGCTTCGCGCGGTGGATCGAATGATGTTCGCCAAGCGCGTTACCGTCGTTAAGGTTGCGAACCCGCTGCGCCCAACCGAGCGGACGATAGAGCGTGTGCGCCCGCAATCGCTGGCGCAAGTCATTGCCGATTGGCCGGTGGCGCAACGCGACGGCGTGCTAGTCGTCAACGTGAACGGCGAGCGCGTGCCGCGCGACGACGCGCGCGAACTCGTGGCCGGCGACCATGTGGCGCTGGTGATGATTCCGGCGTGGGCGCAAGTCGGCGTCTACGTTATCCAAGCGCTAATCGCGCTCGCCATCTCGACCGTCGTTTCCGCCATCTTTCGGCCGAAGAAACCGGCCGCACTGGTGGATCAAGCGGCAAGCTCGCCCGTCTATTCCATCACCGGTTCGCAGAATGCGGCGCGGCTCGGTGAGCCGATCCCCGTTGGCTATGGCGAATTTGTGCAAGTGCCGGACTTCGGGTCGCAGCCATACACCTACTTCGACGACGCCAACGACCAATATTTAGCGCAAATCCTCGTGTTGGGGCAGGGCGATTATCTGATCGACGAAATGATGGTCGGTGAATCGACGATCGCGAATCTTCCGGTTGGCGTTGTCGATTACTACAAATTCGGCCCGGCCGACCACTTGATGCAAGAGGGGCGCATAGAAGACGCGCACGGCATCTATGAAAACGTGGTGACTTCGCCCGAAGTCGGAGACCAAGAGCTATTGCCGGAAACGGCGGGCTCCGATCCGCCCGCTATCTATTGGCGTTGTGTCTCACAAGACTATGGCTTGGTCGCCGACAACCCGCCGCCGGGCGGCTACACCGAACAAGATTTGGCGTGGCTCCAATCGCACCCAAGCGAAGCCATCGGCTCCACGTACTACTGGGGCGATTACGCCAGCGTTGGCGTTGATATGGTGCCCGTCGTCACGTGGAATATCGTCGTCGCCACCGCCTACACCGGGCCGCCCTATCCGCCGGGCTCGGTCATTCCGCCGTCCACGCCAACGACGATTGAAGGGCCGTGGATCGGATGGTTTGATGCGTGCAAGCCCGGCGCGCGCGGTGACTTGGCAATGCTTGACTTTGTGTTCGCGGCCGGGCTCTATAACACCGACTCGGGCACCGGCGAACTTGCGTCCGCATCCGTCACCGTCACCGCCGAGTTTCAAACGATCACCGATCAAGGCGTGCCATATGGTTCGGTGGTTTCGCAATCGTGGACGTTCACCGCCGCATCAACCACGGCGCAGCGGTTCACGCGAAGCAAGACGCTTGCCGCCGGCCGCTACATGGTCCGGTGTCACCGCGACACCGCGTCTACTGGCCTAGCCACCACGTCGGATCGGTGCACGTGGTTCGGCTTGAAGCTAAGGATTGTCCGCAAGCCGACGACGTGGCGCGTCTATGGCAACACGACGCTAGTAGCGGTGCGCATCCGTGCCACGAACGGCATTGCATCGGCGGCCACGTCGCGCATTCGCTTTCGCGTGCGGCGCCTGTTGCGCCCACTCGCCGACCCAACCGCCGAGCTTGTGCCCACGGTGAACCCCGCCGATGCGTTCGCCGATATCGTCATGGCCGACTATGGCGCCGCGCGTCCGCCGCCAGTGGCGAGCGAAATTGACTTGCCGGCGCTTACCACGCTGCGCGACACATGGGCCGCGCACAGTGGCTTTAATGCGGTGTTCGCTCAGAAATCCACCGTGTTCGAAGCGTTGGCCATGGCGCTGCAAGTCGTCGCCGCATCGCCGCTTCCGCTCGGCGGGCTCTTGTCGGTGACAACCGACGCCGTGAAACCGTCGCGCGTGGCGATGTTCACCGAAGCGAACACGAGTGGCCTTGTCGTCGCCTACGAGTTCGACAAGGTAGGCGCATCGCCCGGCGTGCGCGTGGAATACCGCGAGCCACAATCGTTTGATGCCGCCTTCGTGCTGTATCCCGACGACGAAACCGACGTGGACGGGGTGTCGCTCTTCGGGTGCACGAGCGAGACAACGGCGAACCAATACGCGCGGCTCTTGTGGAATCGCAAGCGCTTGCAGCGCAAAACGATCACGTTTGATACCGAGCTAGAGGGGCTCTTGCTCTTGCCGGGCGATCGGTTCGCCATGCAACACGCCATGCCGCACTGGGGGCAAGTCGGCATCGTTGACGAGATAAGCGCGGCGGCCGGGCCGCCCGATGCAACCACGCTTCTAGTGCACGGCGACGGCTCGGACGGCTCTACGTCGATCGTAGACACGTCGCTATATGACGAGCCCGTTTCGGTTGTCGGTGGCGCGCAGATTGACACGGCGCAATCCGTCTTCGGCGGCTCTTCCATGGTGTTCGGCGCGATCGGTGACTACATCGAGACGACCGACGATGACCGTTACGACCTGGGCGCGATTGACGCGAGCACGAACCACACTTGGCGGCTTCGTGCGCGGTGGACTTCCATTGCGGCGGTGCCGCGCGTGCTCTTCTCCCGCGCGCAGGGTGTGCCGGTGTCCGCGGTGGATGCGGTGCCAAGCTCCGTCGTCTTTCTGGCGCACTACGATTCGCACGACGACGCCGACGCGCCATCCGGCATCGCCGGCACGTCCACCGGCGCGGTTGCAATCAGCGGCACCACGCCGGCGTATGGCGCGGGCTCGGCGTATTGGAGTGGCGCCGCCGGCAACAATGCGCGCATTGCCTACACCGCGAGCCTAGCCGGCTTGTTCGCGTCCACCGAAGAAACAACGATCGAGTTTTCAATCCGCATCGAAGGCGGCGCATCCGCGTTGCGCTATGTCTTTCAAACGGATTCAGTGTCGAGCATGCAATTCCACGTCGCCGTGGATTCGGCGAACCGGCTTACCTATGGCTTGCGCGGCGGCGGTGACGTAATCACCACGTGGACACCGGCGCTCAA